AGTTAGTGGCGCACCATTAGATAAGATAATGGAATACAACTATCAGGAAATAAACTACCTGGCATCATATATCCTTTCAACAATCCCACAAGATAAAGAAGCACCATTTGTAGATAGATTTGAAATTGATGGTGTTAAGTATGGTTTCTTTCCAAAATGGCAGGACTTATCGTTTGCAGAATTTGTGGATATGGATACGATTGCTAACAAGACTGGTGATGAACAATTGAACATGATGCACATCTTAATGGCTATAATGTATCGTCCCATTACAGAAGAACGTGGGGAACACGACTTTGATATTGAAAAGTATGATGTTAAGACAATTAACAAACGTGCAGAAATATTCAAAGCAAAGATGAACATCAATATAGTATTAGGTGCTATGTTTTTTTTTATCAAGTACGCAAGGAAATATTTGCTTTATACCCAGTCATCTTTAATACCGAAGATTGGGATGATGAAGAAGATACAAATCCTTTGGAAGATGCGACGTTATCTGTGGAAAACCATTTTCAACAAACGTTCGGATGGTATGTTGTCATCAACAGAATTGCTGGAAACGATTTTACCAAGCATGACTACATCCTTGAAAAAGGTATAATGGAAGTTCTAAATCAATTGACGTATATTATATCACACGATAAGGAACAAGAAAGATTAATGAAACAAGCACAAAATTCAAATAGATAGATATTTAATATTAATATGGTAAGTTTAAAACAAATTATAGAAGACCTTAAAGGTATAGCATACCATCACAAGCAAGTTAGGTCCTTCGGTTTTGGGGATATAACCCAAATAACAATGGATGTGGAAAGCAAACAAGAACCTGAATACGTAAGATTGTATGTAATACCACAGCCAGTATCTTTTGACAGAAATGGTTTGGTATATCAGTTATCAATCATCTGCATGGATAAAATCAATCAGGACTATAGCAACCAATCAGAAGTAATGTCAGATACATTATTAATATTGGAAGACGTATTCACAATCCTTTATCAATCCTATACACAGCAATACGGAAACTTTACGTTAGATTACGAACCGCAGTTTGGTGCAAATGTGCAGCCATTCTTGGAAAGGTTTGAAACAATATTAGCAGGATGGACCATGACAATCAATATAGTCCAACTACACGATTACAACAGATGCGTCTTACCTGAAGACGATTTTTTTTTTGATGGGGTTTAGTAAATGGCGTGATGTAGCGAAGCTATGGGATGAAGAAGATAAAACTTACGGAACAGTATAAAACAATTTAAATATAAAATATGTCTAATTTAGGGAACCAATACATAAGTTCATCATATCAATCAGTTCTAAACATAGGACAAAACCCTGGTGGTGAATTAACTAATAATTTACAATATCTAACAGATGGTGCTGGTAATGTAACACCAATTCAAATGTCATCAACACAAGTTAATATAGTTGGTGCATTCACAGTTAATGGAACACCATTTGCTGATGGCAGTTCAGGAACCAGTGGAACCAGTGGTGTGGATGGAAGCAGCGGAACAAGCGGCACTTCAGGTGTTAGCGGAAGTTCTGGTAGCAGTGGAACCAGTGGGGTTAGTGGTGTTGCAGGAAGCAGCGGTACAAGTGGAACTTCAGGGGATAGTATATATCAATGTTTTGATAATGGTGGTACTTGTTTATATTATACTACTGCAAGTACAGTATCAATATCAACTGATGACCCAAATAATTCAAATGCTGTATTATTATCACAATATATAACTTCAGGAAGTTGGAATAATCCTTTTAGATATGGTTCAACTTTATCTGGCTATGGTAATTTAAGATTAATATCTAATCCTGGACCAGATGGAACAGGTGATAATGTTTATATTAGGGCAGGTTATATTAATCCAAGTTCTTCAATTATCTTGGCAGGAAATACAACAATAGTATCTTCACACAATGATACAAATCCTGCAAATTTAAAAGTATCAGGTTCAATTAATGTAACAGGACAATATCTTGTTAATGGTGTTCCATTTGCAGGTGGAAGTAGTGGAACGTCAGGTACATCAGGAATTGGTGTAGCAGGTAGTTCAGGAACCAGTGGTACATCAGGAAGTAGTGGAACTTCACCTTTAGTTAATACAGGTTCGTTTGCTACAACAGGAAGCAATACCTTTTATGGTAGTCAAACAATTCAATCAGGTGATTTAACATTAAACAATAGCGGTTCATTACATATCAATGGTGGTACTGCTTATTTAACTAATGTTCAACAATATGGAAACTATAATGTTACTATGCCAGATGGTGGTTATTGGTTTTTGAATGGACCAAGTGGTAGTAATCAATTTATGCATTATGATGTATCACAACAATATGGTGCAACATTAAATTTGTTTGAAAGTAATTTTAATATAATTGGTGAAAATCCAAGTTTGAATTTGTTTGGTGGTGGAAATGCTGGAAGTGGTGCTGTAAATTCTTTGATTAATATATTTGGACAAAATCCTTCATTAACTTTAGCAGCTGATTACAATTATGGTGGTTCCCAATATCCAAATATGTCAGCAATAGTAGATAGTGTTGCATATCCACAAAATATATTTGCAGGTTATCAAGTACAAGATGCTGGTAACGGTTACTTCACAACAATAGGTTTTGCAGGTAATACATATGCACCTGAAGTTAGTGGTTCATTAGCAGGATGGATTGGTGGTGGATTAAATAATGATAGTGGTTCAAACACAGCAATTATATTCCCATCTGATAGTGCTAATATGGAAGTGTATAAGCCTACTAACTTTCATTTTCCTGTTAATGTACAAAATAATTTATTAGTTAGTGGTTCAATACAATTCAACAACGTAGCAGGCACACAACCTGGTGGTAAAATATATCAAGATGATGCTAATGGTCCTATATTCATTACACCAAATAGTAATGTGCAAATAGATGGTATTGGTACTTATTTTACTGGTAAAAACAATGATGGCAGTAATACTGGTAACTGTGGTATAAATGCTGGACAAGACGTATTTGGTAATAATACTGCAATGACTAATGGTGGTTTTAATGCATTTGTATCAGGTTCTTTAATGGTTGGAAATGGTGGATTTGTTGGTAATTTGATAGCTGATTATGATTGGGGTGCGACTATAGGTTATGCATTAACAACTTTTAATAGTGGTGATGGTTCATTAACAGCAAACTTTTATGGACCAGGCACAGGATATAATGCACCATATGGTAATCCTGATAATACAATATTTGCAATACCTGCAACAGGTAGTAATGTATTAACTGTATATCGTGATACAGAAATTGTGGGTACAGTTTCTATTGATAGACAAACAAACATCTATGACAATTTAGAAGTAAGTGGTTATATTAAATCAAACAATAGCTACACACAATTAAAAATATCTGGTAATCAAACTGTTACAGCAAGTTCAGACACAGTAGTTTTATTTGATAACGCAACAGTTGGTAATAATGGTTGGTGGGATACAACTAATCATAGGTTCCAACCACCAGTTGCAGGAACATATGAAATAAACTTTTCATTAATGATTGCACCTGGCACAGGTAATGGACAAATGAATGCACAGATAAATAAAAATGGTACATCACAATTATACATTACACAAGATGAAATAAATAAAAACCAAAACCATACATTACAAGGTTCGGTATTAGTTGAATTGAATGGTGATACTGATTATGTACAAATAACATTCTATACATCAAGTAATAGTGGTAGTCAAGATATTGTTGATACAACTGGTACATTATTTAAAGCAATATTAATATAATGGAAGTAATAGAATTAGAAGATGCAGCAAATGTGTTGAAGAAAATAATTCAAGACACACTTAAAGCTAAAATATATCCGTTTGGTTTTCCAACACAAAAAGGTTTTGGTAATAAAACTGCATCATGGGGTTTATATAATTCTGTACAAACAAACATAACAGAAACAAGTGATAGTGTTGTTATACACATTTCAACAATCAAATATGGTGAATATGTTGAAAGTGGTAGAATGGCAGGAAAGAAAATGGTGCCGATAGATGCACTTGTTAAATGGTTACGTGAAAGAAACTTTAACAGGGATGCAAAGACAGGTAGATATAAAAAGTTTGAATTAAAGAATGTAGCATTTGCAATAGCAAAAAGCATTCAGAAGTTTGGC